AGGACTCATTCTGGCCAGGGTGGTGGTATGCACACTTCTAATGAATGGAAAGATACTCTCCGAAGAATAAAAGATAACAATCCGCACAGCACGATAGATGTGTAAAATATAAATAGTTTCTTTAGGAGGAACCTATTTTGGGTAAACGAAAAGCCATGTACATCACACACCATTCATTACTAGACATTCAACCTATAGGAGACGTACAGAAGAACGTCTTTGAAGCCTATGGAGAAAATAAAAATATCTTTTCTCATGGAGTCGCGGGTTCAGGTAAAACATTTATTTTGCTTTATCTAGCATTGAAAGAAGTTTTAGACAAACGGACACCTTATGAGAGAGTTGTTATTATTAGGAGTTTGCTACCTTCGCGTGATGTAGGTTTTCTACCCGGCACCCTGGAAGAAAAGTCTGACCTTTATCAAGACCCTTATCGTATATTAGTTCGCACAATGTTTGAGATGCCAAGTGATGCGGACTTCCTACAACTATATGATAAACTAGTTGCTCAGGGATCTTTGGAGTTTATTACAACAAGTTTTCTCAGAGGTCAAACTTTTGATAGAACTATTGTTGTAGTTGATGAGTTTCAAAACATGATATTTTCAGAGTTGGATACACTTATTACTAGAGTGGGACAAGAAAGTAAAGTAATGTTTGCTGGAGACACTGCACAGACAGACCTCAAGAACGGTAACGTCAGCGGCCATCAAAGATTTACTACAATATTAGAAAGTATGAAAGAGTTTTATATTGCTGAATTTGGATTTGGTGATATTGTTCGTAGTGGGTTGGTACGAAGTTATTTAATAGCGAAACACAACCTTGGGATGAAGGATTCCAGTTGACAAAATCCTTAAACTGTGATAGAATAATATATTATGAAAAACAATTTCGAGCTTGATAACAAGTATAAATTTAAAGCGTTTCCAGACTTGACTCATACGTCCATAAAGGGCATAAGGTTTTATGATGTCAATGGACAGAAATACCCAAGTATCACAACGGCTATTGGTCGCCAAAGGTCTAAACAAGTAGGCCTACAAGAGTGGCGTGATAGAGTTGGTGAAGATGCTGCGAAGCATATCTCACGGACTGCTGCGATGCGTGGTACAGCATTTCATACTCTTTGTGAGGAGTATGTAAATGGTAATGACATTGAACATTTAAAGTCAAAGCATTTTCTTGCTTGGCATATGTTTGGTGAATTGAAAAGTCATATCAATGAACACCTTGATGGTGTTGTGTTGCAAGAAACAACAATGTATTCGGATGAATACAAAGTTGCCGGCAGGTCTGATTTGATTGCCGAATGGGATGGGAAACTATCCATCGTAGATTATAAAACAACTACGAGAATGAAAAAGCCAGAGTGGATACAGGATTATTTCGTACAATGTGCGGCGTATGCCAAGATGTTTGAGGAGCATACAGGTTATCCTGTTGATGATTTAGTTATCGCAATGGTAGCTGAAGATGGTGAAGTAGAATTGTTTAACAGTAAAACAAAATTACATCTAGGTAGACTAGAAGAAATTATGGAAGAGTTTTACGATTCGGTATTTACTGAACTTGCGGCTTAACATAAATAAGTAGACAGGTTAACAACACCTGTTGTCCTAACACAACAAAGGAGAAAAGTAATAAATGAAGTCACTAATCACAACTAGCCTAGCGTCGATGTTCATGCTCGCCGCTGTAGAAGGTCATGCACTTACAGTCAATAATGACTATAGTGTAAGCACTCAAGGTGTAACCTTCACATATGATGAGACTGGCGATGAGTTTTCGATTGGATCTGGTTCACTCACACTATCACATTCTGATAGCGTTGATGCTGGTATCGATTGGAGCGTTGGTTCAGGCCCCTTCAACGGGACCGTTTCATATGATTATACTTCTGATGAAGAAAGCGTGATTGGTCTTGAGACTTCCGTGGGCGTATGGGGTGGAACAACACTTACACCATCAACGTCTTGGAATATTCAGGACAGTCAAGTTGACGCATCGGTAGATTTTGGTTATAGCATGATGGGTCTAGACTCAACTTATACACTGAACTGGGATGTTACTGATATGGAACTGTCAGGTACATCGGCCGAAGTCGGTTACACGATTAACTTCGGTAGTTTGGCAGTTACACCTAACCTCACAGTCCCGTTTGATTCGGATTGGGAGCGTGGTGATACCTCAGTAGGTATTTCTGTCGCAGTGTCTTTTGGAGCCCCTGGAGCCTAAGACTATAAATATAACGTGGATAAATCTGATGACGGTAAAAAAGTAGGCGTTGCGGACCCGGGTTCGATACCCGGCACCTCCACCAAAACTTCACAGTGGTTTTATACTGAAAACGAATGGAGTAGAAGTATTGGATGGGGTCCATTACCACCAGAACGAAATAAGCAGTTGCTTACGAACGAACATGGGGGTGAAACGGATTTCGACGGAGCGAATGAAATTTTACAAGAGGATGAATCTACATCTCAATAGCCGCAAATGACGACTATTATTTTGGTGAGTATCGCCTAGCAGCGTAATCACCTCGGGGTTAGCCGCCTTGTTAACCAAAGGCTACGAGTTCGGTCTATGCTGTAAAGCGCCGTTCCGATTCTCCTGAAGGCATAGATAGGGAGTGTCACTTTATATAATGGAATGACAAAATGAGTCTAGGGATTACCACAAAGAGTTTTGTTGCACAAATTGAAGAATTGGTTAAAACCAAACGCATGCCGTATATTGATGCTATTTTATATATCTGTAATGAAAAGGATATAGAACCAGAAAGGATAGTTCGGTTTATAGATAAAGGTATGAAAGAAAAGTTACAGGTGGAAGCAGAGGCGGCTAATGTTCTTAAAGGCCCTAAATGTAATAAGCTTCCATTATGAATGAGTTTGATGCCTGCCAACTGTATATGGCATTAAAACTTCACTTCACCACCAAATATGATTATTTCAAATACAACGGTAAAACTAAACTTACTGTTCCCCAGTTTAATAAACGAAAAGACAAATATCAGTTTGTGAGGTTGGCTCGGAAATACACGACCGACGAACTCCAAGAATATTTTTGTGCGAATCTTATTAGAGGAAAGCAATGGATTGGTGACTTTAATAAAGACAACTGGTTGGAGCATAAAAAGATTATGCAAAGTCTACAATATAATTATAAAAATGATTTGGAAAAGCTATTGACAAATGTTGAAAAGTTTGATATACTATTTGAATGTGGACACGGTTCGCATCCAAAACTACTAAAGCAATATTTGGGTAAGAAAATTAGTTTAGAGACAATGGTAATACTTGATAAGATTGTACAGTATAAAGAACATTGGGATAATGCTATAAGCGAAACATATATTTGGCCAGACATCAGTAAACGTCTGGATAAATATTCACCATTTGTAAACATAGATGTAAGAGAATATAGAATGCTTACATTAACTAACGTAAAGGACTTCAAATGACACAAGAAAAAGAAACGTATATTGATGAAGCCAAAAGGCGCATCGCCCATTTGAGTTATAAACTTGAACAGGCCGAAGGACGTATTCGAGGTTTAGAATATGATAATGCAGAATTGCAAAAGTGGGTCAACGATACTTGTGTACCTCGTATGGCTGAAATGAATGAGGAGTTGATGACTCGATATAATCAGAAACGATATCGAAACACAAACTTTAGAAAAGACTACGGCCGTCCTGCCGGTAGAAGGTAGTCGAACCTCCGGATATTATAAATATTCGAGGAGGTAAACGGTTTGAATAAATGTAAACATTGTGGTATCGAAACAACTAACGAGAAGTTTTGTAGTAGGTCATGTGCAGCGTCAGTCAATAATGTTGGTGTTGTCCGAAACGGAAGAAAACATGAACCCTATGAATGTATCGTATGCGGAACAGTGAAATACGCTCGGGCAGACCATAACGGCAAGTATTGTAGTCAGCCCTGCCAGATGAAACATCAGCATGATGAACGTATAAGAAAATGGAAGGCAGGCGGAGAAATAAGTAAGGGTCCACTCAAAAAATACTTGGTAGATACCTGGGGACACTTTTGTTATGTATGTGGCATTGGCGACTGGAATGGTAAAACGATAGTGTTAGAGTTGGAACATAAGAATGGTAAGAGTTGGGATAACAGTGAGGAGAATATTGCGTTGATATGTCCTAACTGTCATTCACAGACGAGCACATACAAAGGTGCGAATAAGGGTAATGGGCGTCATGCTCGCCGAGAGCGATATGCCCAAGGGAAAAGTTATTAGCCACTGTAGCTCAGGTGATAGAGCACTCGCCTTGTAAGCGAGATGTCCGAGGTTTGACCCCTCGCAGTGGCTCCAAACAAAAGG